GGCATATCTTCGCCTTCAAGTTCAGCTACATTATCAAAGCTAAGTACTTTTAATGGTCGCTTACCAGGATTTCCTTCGGTAATTTTATCTACAAGAGGCTTATTAGGCCTACCTCCTGTTCCTTTTGCCGGGCCTCTTTTGCCCATCAAAATCACACTCCTTATTTCACGGGGTTAATACCCCTAAAACTTTCGCGTTTTTATGCGTTTGACCAAGCGCCCGACCGCATGAATACTGCGTTCTAAGATGTTGACCGCCCCTACCCTTAGACTACATCACGTTTCCACGTGTTGCCGCATATAATATCACTTATATGTCTCTGCGTTACATTGAACATCCTACCCAGCAATTTTTGTGTTGCACCTTGTCTGTACAGTTTCTTAATATTTAGCACTTCATACAATTTTAATTTTGCGGCTACTGCATTTTCTCCATGCCTTAAACAAACGGCTGTCCCGTGTTTTATGGAGTCTTGTGCATTTTCTTTTGCAGTTCCCCAGCGCAGATTAATCAATCTATTATCAAGTGAATTACCGTTCAAATGCCTGCACACTAAATCACTATGTCTTTCTCCAACAAATGCATTCAATACCAACTTATGCACAGGTTCTTTATGTGTTTTAGTCGGAAAACCGCTGTCTCTAACAGAAACATGATAGTAATTTTTATGCACACGCTGTGCCAGCTTTCTCATAAAACCAGCTTTTGCAGAATAAATATTTCCTTCTTCGTCTGCATAGTAACCATAATACTTAGGAATAGGTCTAATTTTCGTAGTCATTTTCTTCTCCATCTGTCACCCATCTTCGCATGAATCCGGGAATGGCAGCTTCTGCACAGGGCCATGAGATTGGAAACATCATTTGTACCGCCTTGAGACAATGGCAGCTTGTGATGTATCTGCTCTGTTGCCACATACCTTCCTTCTGCAAGGCACTGCTCACACAACGGATGCGCCTTTGCATAGGCGGCACGGATGAACCTCCAGGCTCTGCCGTATCGTTTCTTATGAACTGGATTGCGTTCGTACTTGTTGTAGTTCTTATCTGTCAGCTTCTGATGTTCTTCACAGTATCTTCCCTCAGTAAGTCTTGGGCAGCCCGGATAAGAGCACGGACGCTTCGGTCTTCTTGGCAAATCATTACCTCCATTTGGGCATAAAAATAGCCCTGAAGGATTGCTCCTCCAAGGCTGTTGCTTCTTTATCCAATTCTCCTAGCTTAACTATATCATAGTCAATCCCTGCCCACAAGTGCTCAAAGGTGCTCATTTGTGCTCAAAAGTGCTCAAAGCTGTCCAACTTTTATAAAATCATCGGTAACTCCGGCATTTTTATATTATGAAGAGCCCTATTATGCCATCTGCGTACAGTACTCCTACCCGTATGCATCTTCATCGCAACTTCTTCCCAAGGCAGAGATTCCAGGTAATGATACCGCAGCACCATCCTCTCATCCATACTAGAAAGAGAGTTGATGGTCTGCCTTATCTGAGTCTTTAGTTCTAGAAGATGGTTAACCTGTTCACGAATCTCCTGCTCCAGGACCATTGCTTTTTCCACCTTACCATCAAAGGGTGCCTTTATATTACGGCTTGCATTGTAATGTGGTTCAAGACTGGGTGACGATATATTGTTGCACTCGCTGCGTATTCTCTCTAGCTCTGCTAGGTTTGAAGTTATATACATATCTAGCCGATGAGCCTGGCTCAGATACTGCTGTGGTGTCATCTTCTCACCTCGCTCCTTAGGCTTTCATATATTACCGTTCCATCCGCCTGTGACAATACTCCGAACCATCTGGAGTGAAAGAACCTCTTAATGTCACGAAGGTCCCTGTAATATTTTTTCTTATCCTCAAACCAATCCTTGTACTTATCCGATTTAACATCTTGAGGTCTCTTTCCAAGATGACGTCTAAGAATCTTTATCCCATTCCTGAAATCCTCAGCAGCCGTTATGATAATCGCATTGGCCAGTACTTCATATGGTCCGAACCTTACTTGTTTCATTTTACCACCCCCTGAGTAGCAATAAGCTTTTCCAGGTACCACTTAGCCTTTTGCAAATCTTCTGCACCGTTCTTTAGTTTCCAGCGCCAGAGGTACTTTATAACATTAGCTGTACAAACAGCTTCTAAACCTACCAAACCAGTAACAGCAGCTTCTATAGCATCAATACATTCAACCTTACCGGCTGTGTAGTGGCTTGGATGATTAACTTTATCCTGCATAAATTTCACCTCCCAGATTAGCCTTCACAGCCTTAATCAATGCTTCCTGCGTTCTATCCTTAACCGTTAAAGCTTTCATAACATTCTCATCAATGGTGTTCTTGGCAATGATGTGGTGAATTACTACGCTCTGCTTTTGTCCCTGCCGCCAGAGTCTGGCATTGGTCTGTTGATAAAGCTCCAACGACCAAGTAAGACCAAACCAAATCAAGGTAGATCCGCCGGCCTGTAAGTTAAGACCATGACCAGCAGAGGCAGGGTGAATGACTGCCACCGGTATTTTCCCTGCATTCCACTCTTCAATGTCATTGTTACTTTTAATCTCCCGAACTTCAAAGCGCTTCTTAATGCGCTCCAAGTCGTGTTTGTACCAATAAGCTACCAGCACCTGCTTACCATTAGCTCCTTCTATTAAATCTTCCAGGGCATCAAGCTTTCTGTCATGAATACATAAAGCTCTATTATTGTCACCATAAACTGCACCATTGGCCATCTGGATAAGCTTGCCAGAAAGAACTGCTGCATTTACAGCGTCTATCTCTTCTTCGCCTAAAGAAAGCACCATGTCCTTACGAAGCTGGTCATATAGTGCTCTTTCTTTATCAGAAAGGTAAACCGGCACTTCGTTCATTATGCATTCTGGCATATCTAGGTAATCCTTAGACTTCATGGAAATAGTAATGTCTGAAATAGCCTGATAGATAGCTTCTTCAGCTCCTGGTAGTGGTTTATAGGAAAAGATGATCTGGGCATTTCTTTTATCAGGAGTAAAGTAGTTATTTCTGTACTGCGAAATATAATACCCTAGCCTGTGGCCCATATCCAGTACCCTGAATTCTGCCCACAAGTCCATGAGGCCATTAGTACTAGGTGTTCCGGTAAGGCCAACTATCCGTTTAACCTTATGCCTTACCTTCATCAGGCTTTTAAACCTTTTAGCGCTGTAAGACTTAAAGCTGGACAGCTCATCAATAACAACCATGTCATAATCAAATGGCATACCACTTTTATTAATCAACCAGTCTACGTTTTCCCGATTGATAAGATAGATGTCTGCTTTTGTATTTAAGGCAGCTTTGCGTTCTGCTTCTGTGCCTATGGCTACAGAGTAAGTTAAATCATTTAGGTGTTCCCATTTGCCTATTTCTGCCGGCCAGGTGTTTTGAGCTACCCTTAAAGGTGCAATGACTAACACCTTGCCAATTTCAAAACAATCTTGCATCAGCTTCTTAATAGCTGTAAGTGTAATAACAGTTTTGCTAACCTAAGCCCATATCCAAAAACAAAGCAGAAATCGGGTGCTCTAAAATATGATTAACAGCAAATTCCTGGTATTTATGAGGTATGAACTTCATTGGGCATCACCTCCTAACTCAGCAATAGTGACATCTACTGCTTCTTTGGTATCAACCACAAAGCATTTAAATCCAAAGCTAGTTAATTGCTCCATCCTTTTTATCTGCAAAGCCCTCGGCTTCTTACCAGGAGCTTTCAATTCTACAAAGGCCAGCTTGTTTTTAGGTAAAAGCACTAATCTGTCCGGCAGCCCATCAAAACCAGGACTGACAAATTTTATGGCCATGCCTCCCATAGCTTTTACTTTTTTAACAAAATACAGTTCAATTGCTTTCTCTTTCATTCTTACCTCCCGCACAATTCTGCCAAATCAAGTGTCAGCCTTAGTTTTCAGCTTTTTCATCAATAAAAGGTGCAAGGCGATGAAGGGCATATATAGAACTATGTATAAGGACTATTTTTTAGTATATATATATAGTTTAGGGTACGCCCATCACCGCCCTGCACCCTGTGCCTTAAACTTAGCTTCCTGACTTGCTTTCAGCCCTTTTTAGTCATCAAGGAATTCAGACTTAAGTCGTAGTCCTCGAATCATTACACCTTTTTTCATCTTTCTTCGTTCCAGGCCACTAGCATCAACTGCGGCATAGAAATCCGATGCGCCTCTAGTAAATTCACCGTTTTGGGAACAGTAGTTTCTATAGCTGGTATAAACTTCACCAGACTTTTCCTGAAACGAAAGGTCCAGCTCGCAGCAATCATCCAAAAAGTGGCCAAACCAATCATTGTTTTCCTTATAGGCACTAATAGCAGCCTTTACCTTGGTTGGCTCACTTACCTTGTAACCTGCTGCAATTACCTTTTTAGCTCCCTCAATAATCCAAGTGAGTATTGCCCCACCGGCCTTCTCAAAAAGGTAATCTGCATAATTCTTAATATCTGCACTTCCTTCAATCTTGGCGTCAAAGGGAATAACAATCAGCCTGCGCCAAGTTCCAGCATCCAACGCACCTACTCTTGGCAGGTGATTGGTATAAAGCACCAATGTATGTGTCGGAATATAACTAAACGGGTCCTTGTATTTCTTTTCAGCGTAAATCTCATCCGTGGAACATAGCTGTTTTACGTTTGATGTATTAAGGCGCATTCCCTCTTCTAGCTCCGCTGCAATTAAAAGCCGTTTACCTTTGGCTTCTGCCAGTTCTGGCTTCACATTACGTTTGCAGCCTACCGTTAACATGTCAGCAGAAATATTTCCGCTATAGCTACCCAGCACTCTGGCCACAACATTCCAAAAGGTAGATTTCCCGTTCCGTCCTTCACCATAGGCAATAATGAGCGCCTCCACATAGACCTTGCCAATAGCAGAAAGGCCTACAATCATCTGTACATAGGAAATGAGCTCTGCATCCCTACAGAAAAAAGTCTGTAAGGCATCATGCCATAGCTGATCTCCAACATTGTCCGGTTCTACCGCTGTCTGCTTGGTAATAAAATCTTCAAAGGAATGCTCCTTGGCCTTGCCAGTCCTTAAGTCATAAGTAGCTAAGGGTGCATTAAGCAGAAATTCATTTTCATCCAGATTCTTTTGCTCAATTTCAAGCATCGGTCTAGCTTCACGCAGGCAAGCTGTGATATTTTTAGACTCTCTGCGTTTGATGGTATAAGCCAGATAAGTGTTGGCGGCTTCGTATCTCTCATACGTTCTTGCCTGTTCTTTGGTAAACATACCGACAGCCTTTTTCGGGCCCATTGTAGCCAAAAGTGCTAAAGCACCATTTTTAGACATTTCCTGCATCGCCTTTTTAATTTCTTTTTGCGCCTCTTCCATTTGCATTTCCGTTAATAGCTGCGCTATTCCTTGACTCTTTGGCCTTGATTCTTCCCAAAAGCTATCGTTGTACACGATGTAATCCGTCTGGGGAGAATAGCGCAGCAAATCTTCATAGGCCTTACTAAGCACCAAGGCCTGCCCTACATCAGAATAGTCAGTAGGTTTAAATTTAAAAGAAGAGTTGTATATTTCTGGCGGCACATAATCCTTTTGGCTAGAAACCTTTTCCCCAAAGTTAATTGCGCTGTTCCAGATAGTCTTAAGCTCAG